CGAAATCTTCTTCGTTGTATATATCTTTACCTTCGGGATTTATCATCTTCCCCATAGCACAGCCCATTTTATAACCTTCTGGAAGGTCAAATATCGCTATATATTTCATATTTCTCCTCCACTCTTACTATCTTTCGTGTCATAGAAATATGCCTTATATTCTCTTCGCTCATCACTATCCTTAATTGGTTGCGTGTACGTCATCGACCATCCCTTAATTGAATCTTGGATAAAATCAACCCGGAAAGCAATGTCGAGATATTTATCGGTAATTTCTATTGCTCTTGCTTCTGAGCCATATCTTTCCGTTATTTCATCATTTGTTGCCGTAAGCATGAATCTGAATATGTCTTGTATGTTAATTAACGCTAATGCCTTTATGTCGTTTGCAACGCTCAATTTATTGTTCATTGATTCTCCTTTCTGCCGCACCGCAGAAGAAGTTATCTCCTGCCATAGCCGCCTCTTGAATATTGCACCAGTGATTATTACGGCAGTCCTTACACCTAATGACTTCGGGCTGTGCGGATGGGACATCTCTTACCATCATTTTGAGTTTCCACTTTTGCCAATCCTTTAGTTCATAATCGCACCCATCTAACTCCTGTAATACATCCTTCCTACTGATTAAATCCTCACTCATCGTCTGCTCCTCTCCGTCTTAAGTTCTTCCATATATTCTTGCTCAGATATATCACCGCTATTGATACAACACGCCACGACCATGACGATAACTGCACCAACAAGCATACCGATTAACACGCCTACAAAAAACAATTTCATTTATCTTCCCCCTTTTTCAGTAACCTTATACCACCTTAGTAACCTTATACCACAATGACTTATCTTAATCCTGCTTCCAATCGCCAAACACCTCACATTCATTTATTCTTAATGACCTCTCTTTTTTTAACGAAAGATAAGGAACCATATATACTTGTCCTTGATGCTTGACAGCTATAAAAGGCATACTGTTTCCACACCTTAACCATTTATCAAAGGCTAGAACCTGATTAGACTCTAACCTTTCTATATTAAATGTCTTTTTTACGCACGTCTTACAGTCAATCGCAAACGCTACGCCGTTTTTAACCGCTATGATATCGAAAGGCTGTGAGCCATCTCTCTTAGGTTCAATAAAGTGAACCCAAAACCCATCAGAATTTAACAGCTTAACAAATTCTCTTTCAAATTCAGTGCCTAGCTTCTTATTCATAACCACCCTAATTCATTCATTCTTTTGTCTATTGCTATAATTTCATCCTTAAACAACTTTTCTGAAGCATTTACAGTTTTTTTATCTAAGTCAAAGCAAATCACATGACCTAGTTCGTTCTTATATACTTCCTCATCATCAAAAGCACTTTCCAATAAATATCCTGCCTCTCTAAACAATTGTCTAGCCGTCTTATACTCATCATCCAGGAACTTATTAGTGAATTCCTCAAGGCTATTTACGTCAATATCAATCATGATCTTCCTCCACAAATAAATTTTTGTTTATAATATAGCTACAATGATTTAATATATCTATCAAAGCTTGATTATATCCCCTGTGATACGCACTTAATGTGTAGTCGTCCTTATTGTGAATGCTAAGATTCCTACACAAAAAAGATATATCATCTAGCACCTCATCCCTTACCTCTTTTCTTATTGCTATAACTTTATCTTCCTTCTCTTTCTTCTTAAGCCAAAACATATATTAATCCTCCTAAATAACCAGTAAGCCTGATATGCACAATATCAGCAGTATCAATATAAAGTAATCTCTCATCCACCTTCTTTGATTTTTTTCGTAATCAACCGAAATCAGTCTAAGTAATAAACAAACACCAAAAAACACAACTATAACTCTCAACATATAAATAAACAATCCAAATATCAAAACGTCCATATTTATTTTTTCCCTTTTTAATTATGTGAAGCATAGACTAGATATCTATGCTCCACTCTCTCTTATTATTCAAAAATTTAAAATGGAATATCATAGTCTGTATTAGACGATGGTGTACTATTTGTGCTTCCAGAATTAGTTTCCTGCCATGGCGGTAGCTCATCCTGTTTGTCAGCCTTGATAAAGTAGCTAATACGTTCTTTCTTTTCGCCGTTGTATTCCTCATGTCTTATCATGCACGCACCGACCTTGCCGATCCAGTGACTTAATTCAAAGTCACCCATCTTAATATCTTTAAAGCTGTCAAAGAACTGAGTTAACATTCTATTTGTCATTTCAGGCCTATCAGGCATAAACACGATATAATGATATAACACCTTCATCGACCCGCTTACGTTAAACTGAATAACAAGCATATCATTTCCATTGCTGCTTACTGCTTTTTCTACATCCTTAACTCTGATTCTATATCTACCCTCAGGTAGTGGTGAAAAAGCCGACTCTTCCCTTTTGAAATTCCAATCCATTATTTTTCTTCTCCTTTATCAAATTTATTAAAATCCTCTACTCTGCACGCCTTGCGTGTATCTATCTGATTCTTAGCATATATATTCTGCGTAGCCTCAAGAAGAATACCATGCTCGTTATCTTTATTCACAAGTATCTTACCGACCACATCACACAAACCGCAAATGTTATCCACGATTTTTAACGACATCTTCGGGATAATCTGTGAATAACTTGTGCCATCTGGGCTTACTATCTGTCTTACATCCTCCCACGCAGTCCACACGATATTCACCCCAAGGGACTTCATATATCTCAGTGAGTTGACCAACTTGAACTGCATATACTGATAATCTGCCTGTGCCGGAACTCCTTTATTCTTGCCCTGCCTACCCAAGTCAGAAAGAATGCACCTTTCGAGTTCGCTGATGTTGTCTACTGCAATCGTTTCAAACTCCAATTTACCTTCCTTCTTCATCGATACTAGACTAGTCAATGTGTTAGTCCAATCTTCAAACGTATTAATATTGTCAATCTTGACCGTGTAAATCTTACTTGTGTCTTTCACGATTTCATGCTTAGCAAGAGTCCTATCGATCGTTCTATCAACATCTAATACTAATGTTTTTCCTTTCCCAGCTTCTGCAATCAAGCCAATAGCCGTGGACTTTCCAACTCCAGGAGGACAATATAATAAAGCCGTATAAGGCTTATTGCCTTGATTAATATCATCAATTCTTTCAATTTTCATATTTTTTTACCTCCTTCTTTCTTTCAAAATTAATATAAGTTTCGTTCTTGTCGTATGTGTTGCATATTTGAGCATATTCACACAGCTTGTTCCAGTGATAGCAGTATGCAGGATTCCTATACAGTGTATTAGTTTCTTCTGCACGTTCCATCTCATCACACAGTTTTATAAGCTGATCTTTATACTCACTAAGTTCTTTCTCACTCCTTTCAATTGGTATCATCTTGACTTTTGTCTCCGTGTCGGTCTCGTACCATTCAAGCATGCGATTATAAAACTCTTCATCTATTTCGCTTTTTTTCTGTCTTATGGTCGGCTTTTTAACTATGGTATATATCATATCCCTTACACCATAAGCCATCATGTAGCACAGTATCTGCTCATCTCCCACAAGGTCAAACTCATACGATTCAATATCTTGGCTCGTTGTCTTGTGTTCGACTAAAACCTCATTAGGATACGCATATGCGATACCGTCGACCCTGCCAACTAATGTATGCTTAGAATTAAGTTTGTACTCAAACCACTCTTCCACATTTCGCATAGGGAATTTACAATAGATGTTTTTTTCGTACGCTTTCGCCATCGCTGAAGCCTTGCTATAGTCAGAATCATCAAATGAACCTTTTTTATACAGTTCTTCAATCTTTTCATGATACGACCTTCCTGTTTCGAGTGCTTCTGGCGTTTCAACTGGTATCAACCCTTCAACATACTTTAGTTCATATGCACGCCGACAACATTTGAACAGTCGTACTTTGCTTATGCTAATCTTCATTGCTTGATTCTCCTTTAATGACCATTCTAATTTTAGCCTCTGTTAAGGCAGACGGCTTTTGAGCGCCTCTCTCAACGTTGTTTAACGTCACTATGCTAATATTGCACAACTCGGCAAACCGTCTTTGCGATAGATTGTTCTTAGCCCTGTACTGAATCATCTCTTCTTGTAGTGTCATTATTTCACCTCCTTTCTTTTTCATGTTCTTAATAGTAAGCTTTTTCTCTTAAAGTAAAGGTATCAGTGACAAGCTCGATTCTTCCAACATTACTGTTTTCAAAGATTCCATCAGACAACTGCCCTAAAAACTCATCTTCACACAGTTCTTTCGTGTCACGCCAAATCTCAACCTCAGTGTATTCGTTAGTTCCTGTTATATCTGCGTTTCTAACAATCAGGATTCTTGTTCCTACTTCTTCATTGCTAAAGTCCCATACGAAACTCTTATAGAACGATTCTCTTTGTCTGTGACCTTCCCTGCCGTAAACTCTCCATATCATTGTCTTCATTTTTATTTCCTCCTTTTCTTTTCATATATATAATACCATATAATTTTATAAAAATCAATAGTTTTCTTTATATTATTTAATTATTTTATTCTTTTTTTTATGTAGATAATGAAGATAATTACTGCATTTTTATTTCCTCCTTTACCTTCTTTGCAGGCTTTTCCTGCGCTCTATTTGAAATCTTGATGGCTAAGGACATATCAATGTCCCTAGCACCTTTTCCAAATTCCTTCATTATTCAATCATCTCCACCTGACTCGGCGCAAAGAATGCTGAATGCTTAATAAACATTTGCTTCTCTTTTTTGCCATCCTCTTTTTCTCTTTCTGTGTACTTCCATACACCAAACTTTGCAATGGCCTTTTGACCTTTCTGTACCTGATACCCGAGTTCTCGCCAATGTGCGTATGTATGAATTTCTTCGGGCATCTCTATATCCATTTCTTCTTCGATACCCTCCGAATTAACGATCAGGGCCTTTATAAATTTTCCCGTTCCTTTAATAATTCCTTTTTCCATCAAGTGAAATCTCTCATTCATTATTATTTGTTCATTCGTCATTTTTCTTTCCTCCTTTTCTTTTCATTGCATAATGCTTAATACTTAAAAATTCATCAGGGCTATTCTTATCGTACAAATTCAACTGCATTTATGATTTCTTCTATTCCCCAGAGCTTCTCTTTGAGTTGTGTGATTCCTACAATTCTGAAACCATACTTTTGGAAGTTTGCCATGGCTTCCATTAGGGCTGTTGAATTATCACTTAATGTGAAATGGTCAATACCAAGGGCATCAAAATCTTCAACAATCGCTTTAATTGATTCTTCGTCTCCCCATACATCAGAGAGGTCAAACAACTTTTTTTCTCTCTCTATCGTACGTCTATACTCACGTAACGTTATGTAGCTCTTTAATCCTGATTCTGATAATTTTTCTTCTCCATTTATGATTCTTTCTAATAAATCAATTGTCTTCATTTTTATTTCCTCCTTTTCTTTTCATATATATAATACCATATAATTTTATAAAAATCAATAGTTTTCTTTATATTATTTAATTATTTTATTCTTTTTTTTATGTAGATAATGAAGATAATTACTACATTTTAGAAAAGTCTATATAAGGGGGATTCTTATAGGAGTTTTACTGAAATGAAGGTAATATCTTCATTATATACACTGAAAAAAAGTAATAATAAATATAATATATAATATTGAATAAATAAAAAAAGAGTGACTATTTAGTCACTCTACGCATCACGCTTTTATATAAAGGAGGGTTAACAACCATTATTGTTGTCATCAACTCCTCCATTACAGTCATCACACTATTTACATCTTTCCTATTGTCTGCAGTATTGTCTATACGCTCAAATTTTGCTTTTAGAGCCGAGATTTCTTCTTTTATGGTTAATAGCTCATCTTTTGTCACAAAGTCCGTCTGAGGCGAAATTTCGGCTTTCTGAGGCGTGTCGTTACGCACTGTGTAATCGAGAATCTTCAAGCTCGGCATACCCGATGTATCAACCGACTTGATATAAATGATATCCGCTTCACTATCACACAGCACAGTCCCCTGCTCTCCTGCCTACAGGATTTGGATTATATTCAATAAAAGCCATACTTTCATCCATCCTCTCTATTTAAATTTTTGCATAAAAAAATGCCTCTTACGAGGCAATTAAACTGCAAGTTTCATGCAAAAGAAAAGGCAGGAGTAAAGTCCTACCTTTTCACGCCCTTTGACAACGAATTCAACAAATAAATTATATCAGTCAGTCAAGGAGGTCAAATAAAGAAAAATTAGATATGGATAGCTGTACTAAGACACTATTATTATATCACATCATAAATGTTTTAGCAATTGATCTTCTGTTTTATATACAATATTTTTTATCTGCCTTACGCTCATAAACGATATAAGGCACACTTTTGTTTCCATCCATCTTTATACCTTTTTCACATAATCGTCTCTAAGATTTATCCAGCCTTTGCCACTTTTTAAATAACCATAATGACCGCTAACCTTAGTTATCGTATAAATGCCGTTATCTATAATATACCCTACAGCTCTTGAGTTTACATTAGCGTTTTCTCGTATCACTCTTGGCGTTTTCAGCACCTTATACTTACCTGGCTTTTTGCCATAGGTGTGTATCTTTTTAGCTGTTAGCTTATCGTGCCATTTCTTGTAAAAAAATATGTTCGACCTAGAACAACACCCCCATGCCGGACAGTGTTTTCCATTGACATCAAAGTGACGGATAACACGGGATGCAGGTATCTTATATTTATTCATCAACTTTTTTGTTAGTGTGACAACGTTCTCCATCGTCTTATCGTTAGGCTTATAGTTAGCGCTTGCACATATCTCTATACTAATCGAGTTGAAGTTTGTACACTTGTTATAATACTTAGCTCCGCCTGTCTGTAGGTAGTCGCTATATCTGCCACCGCCAACCGACCAGGCTACATAACTTTCAGGGACAGATACACCGACAGTCTTCTCATCAACAAAGAAATGAGCAGATGCTCCGCGATATCCACTTCTAAAAAAGTTAAGGTTGCCGTTTACAGTATCGCTCTTATTGCCTGTATAGTGCCAAACGATATACTTAGGCTTGCCTATTCTTTTGCTCCCATAGTTGCTTCTTAAAGATAAATGCTTTATTAATTTATAACTCATCCTCTTTATCTCCCATCGTCAATCACCTGTTTTTCTAAAGTTTCCACGCGTGTATTTAGCTTGCCGATAGCCACCTCATGATTAGCCTGTGTTTGTCTCATTGCCTTAATATCTGTGCTTGTTTCGCTCGTTGCTCTGCATATCTCATCAAGTTTCATATTGACTTTTACTTGTTGTTCAACACTTCTTTTGCCGCTATTTAACCACGTTACGATTGCATTAATAATTGTGATAATACCCAATATGTATGTTATCAATTCTTGAGTTATCATTGTTCTGCATCCACATCCTCAGGCTCATCATCTTCCTCATCCATTAAATAAGTGATGTCGCCATCGTCATTAGGCAAATACTTAATGACATTCATCAAGAACGCATAAAGCCCAGCCACTAAGGCAACGGATATCGCATTCACCCATTGTATCTCACTTACCAATGCGCCAACGGTCAAGGCAGATGCTAAAGCCTGCAAGAAGGTCTTTAGCGTTCTTGCCAAAACATCATTAAAGTTAATATCTTTTATAAATTCCATAAACGACTCCTATTAATTTAAATAACTCCTATATAAATTATACTAAAACTTTTATATAATTACAACGCCTTTACTATTCACTAGTGATATATGTAGCATGCAAAGGGAACCACATGGACGTTGTTGCATTCATGTACGATGAATTAGAACTTGCCATATCCCTAAGCCTTGACAACGACACGTTACCGCTTGCGTTTATCGTCAATAAGAAGATGCTTGAGCCTGAGCCTTGACAGAGGATAGACAACGTCTGGCTAGGTCTGTAGCCACTCGGTATCGTGCATACTGTGACATTAGTACTGCCTAGGTTGGTTTTTGCTGTTGGTTTACACGCCCAAATAAATTCCACGACCTTCCCAGCCTTTCTAACCACTGGATCAGCAGTAGCATAGTTAGTCCAACCACTGGATGCCGTAGCCGACACTTCATCCACAGCACTATTGCTACCGCTTCCGTTACTTCCAAACGAGTCGATACCCATAGCCTGTGAAAGAGTCATCTTTGGACTGCCAAGCTCCATCTTCTTATATCTATCTGCCAAAACATCCCATTCAGTTTTTACTACCTTAAAAGTGCCAAACGTGTTATATTGTGGAAACTCGACACCGACCGTATCGCACAATCTGCATGATTCTAGTAGCTCATATTCATTTAGCCCTAAGTCCTGCAATCTTATAAATTCCACTTCAAAATTAGTAACAGGTAGCCATGTATGATTGTTCTTCATATACGTGCTTCCCATTGCTTCGACCTGAGCTTTTGTAGGAATTGTATCAGTAAAGTACTCAGACACATCCAATGCTACACACTCGCCACGCTCAGTCACCGTGTCTTCGGTTGCTGTTACTCTGCTTCCTATGACTTTTTTGTCTTGGCTGTTAAAGTAAGGAATGACAGAATTAAAAGAATCCTGAATATTGACCTCCTCTTTATACTCGGTCATATTAATGCCATATCTTATTTTAAAAGGTTTTTGCTCGCCACGGCTTGAATGCAGGTAAACATTAAATTTATCCCATTCATATTCACCGCCGAACACATCAAGAATAGAGCCTTCTGCACCACCTAAAAAGGTTCTTGCGGTCTTTGGCAGTCCGTCAAATAAAGGTATTGTGTTTGTTCCTGTGATATCCGTGTTATACGTAAATCCTCCACTAGGCACGGCACTTGATAACCTTGTAAAAGCCCCTTCAACTGTTGTGATGTTTCTACCGTTTGCCACCATCTTTGACAATCTGTAAGAAATATGTACACAATGAAAACTTATCTCACCTTCAATCGTCTTTGTATATGATACAATGTCAAATGGCTGAACATCCTCAGTATCATCATGAGTAACGCCAATGATCTTTCCTACGTCTATTAAATCAAAGTGAACTCCATCAACTGGATAAGTAAAGTCACATTCATAACTACCGTTTTTTTCTTCTGTAACTATGCACTCTGTACAGTCATACAATCTTCCCAAGCCGTTTGAAGTAAATCGCGTTTCGTCTTTGTCATATAATATAGGTATCATAGGCTACACCTTCCACCATCTTGGTTTTATCTTAAGACCATCTAAGTTATCATAAGAATTTGTGATTATTGTTTCGCCTGGCTTTAGCACAGGAAGAGATGCTCCGAATGATACACAATCGTTTACACTAATAAGATTATCAGAAGGCTCTAAAAATCTGCTTACTTTGCCTACAAAATCAGCCCAAGTAATTGTTGATAGAGGATAATAAAAATCATTGTTATCCATATAATGCATAGGAGCGATTGTTATCTTGTCTGTTACTCCATCATAGCTAACAGAAGCCTTTTTTCCGTTTCCGTCATTCCAATTTAATTCAGATGCTTGTCCTTTTTCAAAAGTCAAATTTGAAAACTCTGCAGCCTGGTCGAAGTTAATATTTATTCTATCGCACGTAAATTCCTCCCCCACTTGTATCTTGCTTGTGTCGATTGGAATTTCAATGAAGTGATCTTCTTCTGCAGACCTGTACGATTGATGTTCAACACTGCCACCTTTTGTCAGGATGTCGCTATCGGTTATGTATGCTTCACCTAATTCACAATCTATATATATCTGTTTGCCATCAATTGGATTTTTTGAGCTGTTGCCATAAAAGGCTGCATATTTTATTGCAAATTTTTTATAGTCAATATTAACACTACGTCCTTCAATCGTTATTTCGTCAACACCGTTATACGTTACCACAAGCCTTGCATCTTCGCTGGTTTCTCCCGTAGAAGGATTCACTATTAAATGACCCACTGTAAAGCTTTGTGGTCTTCCATACTGGAATGTAAGACCATCATCTTGTATAACACCAGTGTTACCACTAGTGTCCCCACCTAAATAGCAAGTCACACTAGCACATGTTATCGGGTCTAATATAGCCATCGCCGAGGTGTTCATAAGAGTACATACCAGTTTATTATCGCTTTGCCCTTCGTGAATGATAATCGGATTTGCCCTTGCTTTCAAAAGCTTATACTTGCCTTTAGCATTGCCTCTTATATCGACTGCCTTACGGCCATCAAACATAATCGTTTCTATCCTACTGTCCCCGGACTTCATTTTGGCAACTATCAGCGGACTTGAATCAAAGTGCGTTGGATTGACTAACGATGGATTTACGGCTCCTATGTTTACGGTTTGAAGGCTCTCTCCCTCAACGAGCCAACGCTGAGGCTTTCTTCTAAACGTCACCACACACGTAAATTTATCTCTCTCCGTTGTTACTTTGATATCTTCCCACTCTTCCACAACAGCCTCATAAGATTCTTCAGGTGTAAAACTATCCTGTAATCTGTGGTGCCCTGTTTGGCTTGTGATTGCATTTATTAAATCACGCCCCACAGATGAATCAATGGCTACAACACTATAAGATTGGTTCACGTCTTCATAATACATCTTATCACGATAAAAAGCTCCGTGTCTGCCTGGTATATTGATATACTCCCCTACTCTCTGTGGGACTTCATCAATATTTGATACATAGACATAAACACCCTCGTAATCTCTTGTGTCCACATCTCCATAAATTAAATAATCATTCACGACTTATGTCCATGCCTTTCTTAAATTGTTTTCATCACGTATCAATATCCTCTTAACTTCTTCAGCGATCTGTCTAGGCGACTTGTCACTACCTTCGATATAGAACTGATTGTTTATCGTTATAGTCCTTGATTCCGTTGACTCACTGCTACCGCCTTCAATTGCAGAATAGTCATCTGGAATAAATTGTGGAGTAAGCATAGGGTCATCCATAGCAAGCGCATCACTCATGCCATCCATAGCTCTTTCAACCATAGGCACAGCATCTTCGATACCTTTAGCCAAGCCCATAGGAATGAACTTACCTATCTCATACCTGAACACTTTCGATGGTGAAGCGATTCCAAGAACTTTTTTCACGGCTTTTGGCAATTTCCCTGCTAAAGCCTTGACTTTATTAACAACTCCATTAAAAGCACCGCTGATACCATTCCATAAACCACTTATAATGTTCGAGCCTATGCTCATCAGGCTTCCGATACCGCTTTTTATTGCATTAGGAATTTTTCTCGCTAGAGAAGTTACTTTAGAAACAAGTCCGCCAAAAGCGCCTGATATACCACTAATAAGCTTACTTATCAACTGCTTACCTGTATTCAGTAACATAGCACCGATATTCACGATAGCTTTTGCAATGGCGATAACAATCTTTGGCGCCTGAGCTACCACAAGAGGAATAGCCGCAATCAATCCTTTAGCTAGTGCTTTTAATATCGTCAAGGCTGATGAACCGATAGAAGATAAAGTGCTTGGACTAGTTAAAACGGTTACGATCTGTGTTATTGCACTAAGCACGGCAGGTACTAGCAATGGTATCGTGGTTGCAATACTGCTAGCTAAAGTGCTTATCATCTTCACTCCAATGCTTACCATCTTTGGCAGTGCATTAATTAATGAAGTAACAAGCCCCATGACGATAGGCACGGCAGTCTCCATGATGCGTGGTAAATTGTTTATAAGCCCTTCGCTGATGGCTCCTAAAATCCTGCCACCAACCTCAATCATTCTGCCACCACTCTCAGAAAGATTGTTTATAAGGTTATCAATTCCTGTTTTAACAAGCCCGATGCCCTTATCTTCATCGCCTGCAAATATATCCGTAAGTCCATCCATGATAGTGGTTATTCCCGGGAGAAGATTGCTAACAAGCCCTCTTTTCACACCATCCATCGCCGTTGTCATATCCTGTAGGCTGTCCTGATATTTTGCACTCGCCTTAACTGCATCCTCAGACATAACTCCACCAAGTTCATTGACTCGGTCTTTCATCTTCTTTGTGTCTTCAGCACTCGTGTTTAGCAAGGCGCCCATTTCAACCGCACCTTTGCCTAGCAATTTATTTGCTAACTTGGCCTTTTCGCCTTCATCTTTCACGTTCTGCAAGCCTTCAATCGTCTTGCTAAACAGTTCTTCACGATTTAATGTTTTTAAATCTTTTTGTGAAATTCCTAGCTTTTTAAAAGACTCTTCGTTTTTTTCAGCTGCCGCCGATAATGTTTTCATGGCAGGTTTCAAGGCACTAACCGAAGAACCACTATGTTGAAGCACAGCATCCCACTCCTGATAAGCCTTAGACGACATGCCCATCTTCTGCGAATTCTTATCTATAGCGTCGCCATAGCTTGCGACATCACCTGTAGCCTTTACTACACCCGCACCAAGTGCAACGGTAGCAGTACCGATTGCCGTAGTAACACCCGCAACAGTTTTGACAGCCTTTCCTAATTTGCCTGTATTTGAAGAAAGTGCAGAAGCTTTGTCTCCTGCACTGCTTATACCTTTTTCATATTCACTTGAATCAAGAGTCAACTTGGCTACTAAATCAAATAAATCCACATTAATATCCTCTTAACTTTCTCTTGATATCATCAACGATATCATGACTCTCTTTAGCTTTACTTTCTTCTTTCTCATCCTCTATTGGATTGAGCGTTTCATGGTAGCTCTTTGACATATACATGGAACCTTCCACGCCAAAACCCCTCGCAACGTTTTCCGATAAGTTCCTAAGGGATTCAGTTATATATTCCCTGTACACAATGTCACGATATAGTTGATTTCTTTTTGCTATAAGATAATGGAGAAATAATATTAAATCGTTTCCGCCTTTGCCCCTGTATTCAATGTAGCAGACCCAGTAGAGGTCTCTTCCTTCACTTGAGCCTGCGATTGAAAAAGGACTTCAAACTCGGGCTGGTTAAACAATTCAAGAAGCACCGCTGGCAATGTGAAGATATCACACTCATATTCATCAGCCGGTACGCCTTCAATTAATGCCAAAAGATTGAACAAGGCCGCAGAATGTGCTTTCAAGATGTGCCGTACTAGTAACAGTTTGTTTTTTTTCTGAGATAGTTCGACTACTGTTTTATCCTGAGCGATTTCCACAATGTAATCAAACATATCTCCTAATAGTTCAATTGACTTTTGGTTTTTATACTCCCTTAGTTTTGAAACGTTCATATTATTCCTCCTGTCTTATTTATTATTTATGGTGCAATCGAATAAAATTCCATAGGCACAACGCTTTGAGCATTGATTGAGACATGACCTGTTAACGTCACACCTACCTGCCCTTTACCTGCCTTAGTCGTTGTGAGTGAAAAGCCTTCGGTTGATAGTGCATTCTTTAGCTGAATAGCACACAAGCCCCCGTCAGCTCTATCGCCGACCCACCAAATATCTTTAAAGTCTGTTTGTTCTAGATCTCTTCTTGGTACGATTCTTGAAGTGTTGCTATTGTCAATATCTGCACAACCTAAGGCTATCTTAATATTAGCAGGTGACACACCTAACGAGGTGAACCCTAGTGTTGCCGTCCAAGAATCTAAGTGCCTCAGCTCCATCATATTAACGGGACAGTTATCGACATCCTCGCCTAAGTCTGAGAAGGCCGGTACACATGATGCACTGATGCCCCCAGTCGTTGCACAAACTAGATTAGTGTTCCAATCTTCGTCTGTCCAGTCAACATAAGAACCACTTTCTTCTTTTTTTGCAGGATGCTCAGGGTCAAACGTTTTTAATAACACACCTGCATCCAACTGCATTTCTTCAAAGGTACTTTGTGGAATTCTTGTAAATGTTCCCATAGTTATACTTCCTTTCTACGGAGCTAAAAACTCCGCCATAACATTGATATAAATTCGTCTTATCGTCTCGTCTTCATCTGATACCCTTTGAGCGAAAGGCTGTCCTCTTGTTATGTATAAATATCCAATGTCAAGAGGTATCGTTTTTACTTGAATAAGAGAATCCGAGATCTCTTCAGCTTTTAAGGAAACATCTTCCCATGACATCGTGTTTATCTGCCATATTGAAGCCGACATTGGGATAGCCCTGTCAAGACTATCAGTCGCAATTTCATAAGTGATATAGAACTCACCTAAATTCTCAGGGTTTACAGTTGTCTGTTCATATGCAGGAATTCCGAATGAATTCCAAAAGCTATGTAACGCCTGTGCCTTGTTCATGATGTCAACTCCCATTCTCTCGCAGTGACCTGACGCATATCAAGTCCGGCACTTCTTGGCGTATAGCTGTCATCGCCATCTGAGGTCACTTTGAAAAGCTTACCATCACGCAGTCTCTTAAACACTTCATTATATTCAAGAACTAAGTCTCTTTGAGTAGTGACAGTATATAACGACTGCACGCCCTGTAACTGTGCTAGCCTTGCCTCGACAGAGGTATCGAATGTGATTGCTGCCTTAAATTCTGCACCTTCGTTCCACATCGTCTTATAGCCACCATAACCATCATCAATCCTTTGCTTGTTTAAGAAAACACATGTCTCCATTGCATCATCTAATAAAGACATTTATATCTTCCTCCATCTAGTCAACTCGTCCGCGAATGTGCTTCGCCATGTAGCATTGCCCTGCCCTGAGCTGGTTTTTGAATATGAATAGCCTCCGAATGATTCAGAACTATAAGGAGAAGAAACAGAACTTCCATATGTGGTCATCCACTCTGATATGCGTTCAGATAAATCAACGACCGCAGGGGGAACGGCCATTAGCCATATAGCACCCGTGAATGTTTCGTTAACTAAATCTTCGACAGGATATTGATGGACGCCGTCGTTAAATACTGAGCCGACTATACGAAAAAACTGCCCGCTCTGTAGAGAATCATCAGGCACAATGATTTGTCCGTCTTTAATTGTGAATGTTCCAAATACCTTTTTACACTCAAACCAATTGTTTAGTTCTTTACACATCTCGGTCAGCATTTCTCTTTCTCCTTTTGGTTTTTTTCTTTTCGTCTACCACTTTGATATATATCAAGCCAACTCTATTAGAACCGTCTGCAAGCTCTTTAATTCTTTCACTGCTGATATCAGCACCACCACGTGGGTATGTGTCCCCCACGTGATAGGTGTGATTATTGTCATATCTTTCAACGAAATCTCTTATAACTTCGTATCTCATACTTATGGAGTTACAGTAACTTTGGCGATGCCATCAAGATATTCAGCCCACAGAGTCATACCCATCAGTGCATAGCTTTCGCCTACTGCTGTTGAATAGTTGCCCTGTGCGTGGAACCCGATCAGATTAGTTTCGCCCTGAGTCGTGTACTCAAGCCCCAGTCTAGCAAAGTCGCTATCGCTTGGGTCAACGTAGTATAAGTCAATGTTTTCAACAGGAGTAGCGATAACATCACCGCGTGCAATCTTTGACTCAGGAAGTAAGAACAATGTTTTATAACCCATGAAGTTTTCAATATAAGTTAAGCCAAATGCAGTCTGTACAGTGATTGACGCTGTTCCTAAATAGTCATAAGCATCCAGGATATTAGCGAACCCTACGACCTCAGTCACGTCTTTCTGTATTGTAGCGAATTTATTTAACACAAGCCCCTGAGCCTTAGCTAAAGCCATCTGCCATGTATTCGCAGAACCTGTCAGTGAACCAGTATTTAAGAATGTATAGAACTTATTAAGAACAACGCCCTGTAACTGTGTTAAGAATGCATCATCAGACTTTTCGATAGCGATTTCAGCACCATAACGATTTACATCCTCAATAGGTACCGCCTTAGCGTATTTCTCGATTGTAAGGTCGTCTTTTGCAGTTTCTACTATTGTAGCTTTGCTATATGGAATAACATCCCCAGCGCCGACATTGCCCGCTTCAAGAGCCACACTCGCACTATATGATACAAGCTTAGTCCCTGCGGTTTTAAGAATTGGACGCACAACGCCTAGAATATTACTTAATTCATCCCAATTATCACCAAATCTTGTAACGAAATCTACTTCACGTGCATTTACGTTCGTGTAAACATTTGGTAATGAATCTCTTGGATTAGTTAAACCTTCAACATTTGTTGACATAATTGCTCACCCTTTCATTTAGTTGTTTGCCGACATCTCCATAAGCGCCTTCTGTCTCTCGGCAGTTGATAAGACATATCTGCCGTGGTCATCCTTCTTGTAGATATCAGCCTTTGTCATTTTACTACCGCCAACATTTAATGGCGGCGTTTCAGTGTTGGCACCTTGCTGTGATTCTCTTACGATAAAGTCACCCCACTCGTTTCTAATGTTTTCAAGAGTTTTTTCTTCATCTGCAAAATCAACCTCATCAATTGCCGTCACTTTTAATATAGCCTCAATACGCTTTTCAGAAACACCAGCTTTTCTAAGCAGATTCTTGTAGTCTTTAACCTTCTCCGCTTTCACACGTTCTGCTTCCACTTCTGCCTTATACTTTTTAAAAGCCTCATGCTCCGTATTGTACTTTTCCTCGTACACGTTCACGCCTTGAGTTTCGACTTGCTTCTTTAAGTCGTCATACTTCTTCTGCATATCGTTTAGTTTCTCAGCATCATCCTTATACTTGTTACGCTCGTTCTTCAGCGCATCCACAGTCTCGGCGTGTGCCTCAACGATCTGCTCGATCTTTTCCTCATCAATACCCATTGACTTCAAAAGTCTTCTCGTAAGTGCCATGATATGAACCTCCTTTTCCTCGGTCACATTTTCTTTAGTAATTAAGCTCTTTATCAACTTTTATGATACCACGCCCCCCCTACTCTGTCAATTTTTACTCACATTCTGCCCCCTTTCTAGAATGTACATATTAACTGCATTTTAGCAAAACTCCTATAGAACTACTCTCTTATAGGACTTTACCTAAATGTAGTTATTTACTACATTATATACATTAAAAAAGAATAATAAATAATATATAATATATAATATATAATAATGAATATAAAAAAGTATAAA